CTGTGCATGTTCTATCGCATAATCTTTCCAATTCATCCAATAAACGTGCCAATACCAGGAAAAATCTCTCTAGTCGCTATTCTTTTCGGTAGCTTGACATTTACTAAATCCAAAGCAGAAATAGCTTCCCATTGTACTATTTCTCTATTTTCAGTAATTTTTCGATCAAGGAAGTAAATTTCTTGAGGAAATTCAGCAGTTGGATCTGGAGTTCCGAATGGATTTGTATTACCTGTAAAATTGACAGCATCTAAAAATCTAGCAAGAGTTCTTATTCTGACTAATTTTGTACCATTCAAGTCGTTTCCTACAGTTGTTTTATTTACATCTAACATGATTGCAGTAAGCGTTCCAAAAATATTACTAACAGTGATAGTAGGTCTTGGTAAAGTTCCTGTAGATCCGAATTGAAAACCTTCGCATTGAATAGGAAACTTTTCATAACTATTACCAGCCCATACGATATTTCCATTTGCGTTCATATTAGAACCATTATGAAAACGATAGACAGTTGTATCACCATGCAAAGCAGCATCAAGTGTCAAAGTAAATAATTCAATAATTGCACCAGGATTTATTCCTTGTAGTTCAGAAACGGGTACTGCCATTAGGGTTCAAATACTTGTTCAAATGTAGCTGTAATACGATTACGATCAAAAGAAAAAACTTCTTTATTGAAACTTTTACATATCCATTTAAGAGCAGAGGATTCATCAGGTGCTTGCCAATCAAAAGATGCACCATCTTTACCTCTTGCTTCTAAAAATGTTTCAATCTCTTCTGCATCTTCATTATCAACATTAAATGTAAGATTCCAAACTTTTGGATCTTGATTTAATCCAAAGGTTGTACGCTGTTGATAGCCATCTCCGAACTGTGTAATTCTTAATTTAGGAGCACTACGCTTGTTAGCAGAGAATTGTGGATTGTAATCAGGAAAAGTAGCCATTATCTTGAAAGTAAACCTCCAGGTCTTTGTTGTTTCAATAGTTCTCCTTGAACAGCAACAGATATAAGAGTTCCAAGTTCTTTAGCTGCTGCATCATCACCTTGAACATCTGAACCTGATGCGTCCACATTAACAACAACACTGGTACTGCCGCCACCTCCAAGTTTATTATTTGGGATTATGTTACCTGATGATCTTGGAACGAATAATTCTGGACCTTTCTCTCCAACAAGAGACGCTCTTCCTACTGGTGGTCTTCCTCCGTTTGCAAAACCTAAACCAGAACTTATTCCAAGATCCACAGATCCAAACTCTACTCCCGATCCTCCCCCACCAGAAAATAACCCGCCACCTACACTTTTTGTTAGTAGTCCTAAAATTCCTTGTTGTAACTTACTAGCCATTAATTTTGCAGCTAAATTTAAAAAATGATCTGCAATTTTATTTAACATATTTCCAAAGGCTTCTTGAACACTCATTGTTCCTTTAATAATTCCAGTAAAGGATTGTTCAAATGAACTGCCTATTTTTTTAGATAATTCAACAGACTGAAGTTGTGAATCATTTAATTTAGATATTGCTTTATTTAATTCATCTGTTCTACTTAATAATGGATCTACTGCTCTTAATCTATTTTGTGTTATTTGATTTGTAAGAGCTAATTCTACTTCTAAGTTTTTTAATTTTTGAGCTTCTCTTTCTTTTTCTGCTTCACTACCTTTCTTTGCTATTGCTTGAATTTCCGACTTTTGTTTTTCAATTTTAAAACTGATATCTCTTATTTTAGCTGCTTGTTCTAAATTAATTAAATCCTTTTCAGTTAAATTAAATCTTTGTTGCTCTATAACTAATTGATCTTTTAACTTTATTTCCGTATCTTTAAGTATTCTTTGTTGCAATTCTGTAAGACGAACTATATCTTTTAAATTTTTAATATCTTTTTCTAATACTCCTAATTGAAGTGTATCTTCTGAAATCTCTTTACCTAATCTTCTAAATTTTGTTTGTGCTTTTCCTATTGCACCTGATCTATTAAGCTCTCTTCTTTTTTCTTTATCTGGTTCAAATATAATTCCCTTTAAATTATCTCTTTCGTTAATTTTATTAGCTATTGATGTTTCTAATCTTGTAATTTGTTCGATAGCTTTTTCTCTTTTTCTTATTGTTTCAGTTAGTGTCTCGGATAGGTTTTGATCGGAAGAACCAGTTTTTCCACCTCCACCTAATACAAAGTTAAGGACTTTCATAAAACCCGTTAATGGACCTGATGCCAATATTGCAAGCTCTGTTCCTAATCTTGATGTTACTTTTGTAAATTCTTTAAAAGCTTTATTCATTTCTTCAAGACTATTTGCACCTGATTCGCCAAATTGTGTTCCAAAATTTGCTCTTGCTAATTGCCCAGCAGATTGAGTTAGACCAGCAGATTGTAAAATTTGAACAGAAGAAGAAATACTTCTGTCGAATTTTGATAAATTTTCAACTAATTTATCAAGATTTTGAGCAGGATCATTTAAAGAAGCACCTAATTCATTAATTCCATTAACAGTATTTGTTATTGTTTGGAGCAAGGCAGTAGCAACAAGACCTCCTGCAAATCCTCCCATTTGTCCACCAACTTTTGTACCTACAAAACCACCAGCAAAACCAAAAGCACCTCCAAGTGGTCCTTGCCCAAATAACAATGGAAATGCACCACTAATTAATGCACTCTGCAAAGCACCGTCACCTCTATCTTGTGATCTTCCACTAGCTCCTCCTATTCGTTGAGAAGACCTTACACCTCTTCCCCCTGATTTTCTTATTCGAGTCAATAATTGATGAAAACGTATTTGTTTTAAATTTTCTTTAGATATAGACATCTCAGTTTTAAGTATGCTATTTGCTGCTTTTGCTTGTGCTTTAGCTAGTTTAAATTGGTTTTTATCATTAAATAATGCTGCTCTATCTAAAGCTCTACTAGCTTTATCTATCTTGAAACCATGCTCTTTTAAAAGAGTTATTTTATCTCCAATATTACGAACTTTCATCATTGAGGCTCGCTTATCTTCTTGTAATTTTAATGATTCTCTTTCTAATTTATTATTTTTTGCTCCTGAACCTACTCCTTGATTTAAAGTACTAATTTTCCCACTAACTTTGTCTAAAAGTTTTGATAATTCCTGTACTTTTTTTAAGCCTTTTACATTTACTTCTATATCTGCTCTTGTTGCCACGACTTAAAAAAACAAAAGGTTACTTTATTTTAGCTTATCTCCTACGTTTTGCTTTTTCAAATGCTTTTTC